GTCTGTGTTAGCTGCGCTAATTGTCAGCCTTTCGGTTAGGGTAAACATGCTTGTCTTTTTTGTAGCCATAATAATCACTTTGTTGGGGTGGAGGAGAAGACATGCGGTTAATGTGCGCCAGACTAGTCCTTCTCCTCCAAATCTTCTTGACAGATGATAGCCTATAATGATAGTGTTCTATGTATATCTATTAGTTCTTACACTGGAATCATTAACCTACGCTTGCTGTAGCGGTATATATGCTGTACTGCTCTACATACCTACTACAAAATCGCATTGAATTCTAGTAATCAATCATATTGATTCATATACTATATGATAGTAGGAACATCATGTGCGCCCTTTGTAACACATGCGGAGAAGTGGAACTCTGCAATCACGGACGAATATTCCACGATCAGAACAAATTTGGTTACGAATGTCTTGTTGATTTTCGTATGTTAGCTCAATGTTACAGGTGTCAAGGATGAATTCCACATGGATGGACGAAGTCCCAGTCAAATGGTTTGAGTTTAAGCATACAATTAGTTCTCATCCATTCTGCAATGAATGCGATCTGTATGGAGAAAAGCAGTGGGAGCTTGAAGAAGAATATCCAGCTATTATGATCGATGCTCCTTGGGCTGCATTCCCACATAAACCCCGATGGATTTGGATATGTCTTGACTGCTGGACTGGTGATTGCCAATGAGAAGAACTGGTGATACTTATCTTCGAGCTCACAAAAAATGGAGAGAGACTAGGCTCCAAGAAGTAATCGATCTTAAACGAGAAGTTGCAGATTTGAAACGCCTGGTCGAATGGTTATGTCATGAGGTGATGAAAGATGAGTAGACGAAGAAGTACAGATCCATCAAAAGCAATCGGAATAACGCTCCCTGCGTCGCTCCTGGCTCGGATAGATGACAAACTAAGCTACTTTGACTCTAGGAGTGCTTGGATTGCCAAAAGTTGTGAAGATCGATTAGAAGAAACTAGTGACCTTTCAGATTTGACGCCAATGTATATTCTGGCACAACTAATCAAGAATCTTGAGCATGATGAAGCTATGACAATTGTTGTTATGAAGCTTAAAGAATCTGAGCAACTCTACAAGAGCTTGAGAAACTACAAGTCTTAGATCCATAGCCATGCCATCATGACATAGTCTGCCACAGTCGAACCAGCAACTGTGACCAATGTAGCAATTGAAAGAAAGACGTTGAACTTCATCAATGATTCTAAGGATGTTTCTTTTGCTTCTTTCTTTTCTGCTCGTGCCATTAGCCATTCAGCGAATTTAGTAGTTGTTGTTTTCTTTTCTTCAATTGGAGTTTCATCGCTCATATTATCATACCTCCCATTCCTACGAGCGCGGTATCTTCGTAGCGTCGTATTTCAGGAGTGTATAGATCGAGCGCGCCAGCGCCACCAGCTTCAATAGTTCTCATTGCTAATTGAGTTCCTAGAATGTCTGCAGCTTGAAATGCAATAATTGGAATTCTTACCAGGGGATGATAAGAAGCAAGTATACGAAGTGGAACTGCACTCTCTTCGAACATTTGTTCTTCAAGCCAAACCAGTTCAGGAGCAAGCGACATATCAATCCTCATCATGTGATTGTTGAAGCTCGTATGATCGCATCAAGCGGTAAAGGTATTGGAACTCTGGTTCTTCTTTTACATCAGCACCTAAAATAACTTGGCACCCTGGTACTAGGATTGAAGTAAATTGTGCTGATTGATCTGCATTGTTTGCTTGAATAAATCTGTAAATGTAAACACGGTCAGAAGCAGTAGGATAAGCAGAACCCATGTTATTTTGACTTAAAGTCGCAAGAATTGCAGTGGCTCCTTGATCGGTAGTTCGAACACAATTTCTAAATCGATAATATACAAGTTGGGACCAATCAGTTATTGATTGAGGTAAACCGACTCCTAGTGCATATTCAGTTAGTAATTTATCTGCAGGTATTGGAGACGTCGTTAAGACGATTGTTTCTCGAACATCATCTCCAGTGTGCCCTCCTTCAATAGATGGGTTATATGGCTCTTGTACTGTAATAGATCTAAAGAACAAAGTTTTTTCACGCTGAGTCATACCTGCTAAATCAAAATAAGATTGTTGGACAACTAATGCATATAGAGGGTTGGCAATCAATGTTGTCATGTTTGGTCCGTTAGTAGTTGGTGCGACTTGACCGCCAACAATTCCAAAAAGAACTTGCCCTAATCCTTTGACTAATAACTTCACTTTAACGACCTCTTTCTTTCTGGTGATCGCTTCCACGATTTTGCAGCTTGTTTGAACACTGCTGCGTGTTTCTTACGAGGATGCTTCTTCTTGAGTGCAGCCATTTTCTTTTTCATGTATTTGTTATACGCGGATGGTGCTCGCTTTACTTTCTTAGCAATCTTCTTTGCTTTCTTTACAGTAGTTTTACCACTTTCGTCCAGGTCTTTTACTTCCTGTAGCAATTTGATAAGTTTATCAATGTGCACTGAGATCCCCTCAGTTATCTGCTGCTGTTGATTGGATCGCAATTGCCATGAAATCTTTAGCACTGAGGGAAACAATTGATGCATTAACTCGAACAGTTACGTTTACAGTTTGATTTGAAGCTAGGACAGTAGTAAGACCAGTGATATACAGTTGGTCGTTCACAACATATCGCCCATCATCCGAGCCTTTGCCAAAGTTATCGGGATAGAGGTCGGTAGCATTGTTCAAATAACCGCCGACATCCAAATCCAAATGCCCTGATGCAACCAGGGCCCTATCATTTGAGAATACAAGGTCACCACGATTTAAATCAGTGAGTTGAACCATTACTGTGCCGTTAGCGTTCAATGAAGCAGAAACTCTCGAAGCAGCAGTTGTACCTTGGTAAATGAAATCCACTGAATGAATTTGTAGAGCTTGGCGATCGCCAACATCAACATAAGAACCAAGGTCAATAGTTGCAAAGGTGTCTGTGTTAGCTGCGCTAATTGTCAGCCTTTCGGTTAGGGTAAACATGCTTGTCTTTTTTGTAGCCATAATAATCACTTTGTTGGGGTGGAGGAGAAGACATGCGGTTAATGTGCGCCAGAC